AACTCGTAATTTAATTTTGGCTTTAAATCAACAGCAAAACATTTATAGTTGTGCGGAACAGGTTCTTCGTCACGAGTTGCACACTCTGCCCACCACTTTATGTCTAAGCCTGTACCACAACCAACATCGGCTACACTACGTATAGAATCCATTAGGTCATCGTGTTGATAAAGTTCATTAAGAGCGAATAAACTTTGTTGGTGACTTTCTTCTGGTGTTAGTTGTATCATACGCTTACATCTTCCATTCCTGCTGTTCGCAACCTTGTTATGTGGCCTAGTTGCCACTGTTTGGCTTCTAAACCTTTCATAATACCTAACCATTTATTACGGAGTAAAGCAACTTCATTTATTAGAGTTTCAAAGTCTACGACTTCGTCTTCGCCATCAACATACTTCTCAGCGTCTCTGCTGGTTAATGCACGAGCATATCCCTCTAGGTACTTCTTAAACCATTTGCGTCTAATGCGTCGTAGTTCAATGTTAAGATAGTTTAATACTGCTTCTATTTCTTGTAACTGATTAAATCTGTGTTCAGTTACGCCAGGCAAGTTAGTAAGAGACTTTTCAACATTACCCCATATTTTAACTTCCTGTTTAGCTTCGTCTAACTCATTGTTGTAGTGTGCAATGAAGTCAGGCAAAAAAGCTAAATCTTGAACTACTTTATTATACCACATCAGTCTTCAAAGTCTAAGTCATCGTCTTCTTCGCCGGCACCAATCTCATCGTCCAAGTAATCTTCAGCGGCTCTTTTTAAATAAGAGTCAGTAGCACAAAACTTCTCAAACTCTGGGTCTGGAATACCCATGTCTACTAAATTACCTACAAGTTGATCTGCGGCTGTTTGTCTATCTTTACTGGGCACATACTCTTTCATAATCAAGTATGTTTCTGTTAATACGTCTAATTCAACTGACATTTAATTTTCCTCGCTTAAAAGCATATCTAATTCTGGATAATAATCTTTAAAATGTGTTGCTCGTTTAAAGTCTTGGGTTACCAGATATTCCCGTACACTACTTATACCTTGTTTAGAATACATTATATCTAATATAGGCTGTATTTGTCGCTTAAACTCTATGTCATTGACAGACATCAACTTAGTTCTAATAGACTTTTTAACTATACTAGGTAAATTTGTAACTGTCAACTCTTTAGGGTCAGACAATGCACTAAACGTGATGCCCATTCCTAATTTGTTAGCCAATTTAAATACTTCATCGCTATACATTATGTTTATATTAGTCACAGTTGCATAGATATTACACACATAATCAGTGTCCTTATACTTCTGTAAATTAGCAGAAACTGTTTTCCAAGTAGAACCAAAACGTTCATACATAAAACGGTTGCCTACAGCATCAATACTAAAACTTAGCTCAACAGTCTTAAACTGGTCCCAATAATCAAAGAGAAAATCAGCAAATACTGTGCCGTTAGTGTTATAATGAAGTGCAATGTCTTTACTTAAATTTTGATCTATAAAGTATTGTAACAGTTTTCTATGCGTCTTGTCTAGTAGTGGTTCGCCGCCTGCGAATGTGATATACTTAACGTCTTTACTAATGTTAATTATGTCTGACCAAAATGTACTCGACTCATAATCTAACCAGTCAAATGTTACAGACTGTGCTTTTTCATAGCGACTCCAGGTACTGCTACAACGTGAACTACAAATCCTGCATGCTAGGTTACACTTATTACCTAACTTTATGTCTAAGTTTAATATCTTACTTGAAGTTAGGTCATTGTAATCAATATTAAACTTATGTTCTCTAAACACATACTCATCGTTAAGACGTTTACTGATACCACCGTTATCTTCTACTCGCCAACATTTATCACATGCAGTGGGCTTATTTCCGTCCAATAACTGTTGTTTAAGTTCTTGTTGTTTGTTACTACTAAAGTAATCTATAATGCTTATAGCATCTTCACCTAACTGTCTGTCCCACAAACAGCAACGATGTAAACTACTGTCTACATCTATTTCTAATCCAATCCAGGGTGTCATGCATATTGTGTCTGGTATATGGTAGTTTGTAGGACTGTCTACTGTTTGATTACCTCTGTTTATTCTCTCAACAAAAAATGCATCAATATCTAAATGTTCTAGTAATCTATCTAAGTATATTTCTAAATTTACTTTAGCGTCTGATGTTACAACATCGTCAATAAAAAGAATGCGTTCGTCATCAGCAAACGCATCCTTATACACAGCCTGTAGTTCAGTGTATATTTGATTTACAGGCTGTTGTAGTAGACTACTGTAGTTCTTCTTGAGCAGGTACTTCATCTACAACTTCTTCTTGAGCAGGTTCTTCAGTAGCCTTTTCAATTTTACCCCAGTTGCTAATGATAGCATCTAAACAACCACCTTCGTTACGTTCCCACTCCTTACGGTACATTTTGGTCTCTTCGCCTTTAGAGTCTACATGCTTGAGTCTATTGCCTTCTTTCTGTAACAAGTTCTTTTTCTCAAACAAGTCTACTAAGCCACTGTATGGATTCATACCTGTCTCATATGGAATCTTAACTTGTACACCTTCAAATGGTTTTGCGTAACGAGTCTTCATTACTTTACAACCTGCTCTAATACCTTTTACTTCTGATATCTTGTTACCATCTTCATCTTCTTTAAGTTTCATTTTCTTCATAGCAACTACAATACTTGAAGCATAGATAAAGCCTTGTCCACCTGATATTTTATCATCTGGATCAAACATGTCTTGACTTGCGTAAGTGTGGTTAGTTGCTACTAGTCCTACATTTGCATTACCAAACATGTTAACACAGTTACGTACCAGTGCAGTAAGTGCTTTAGGCTTACGTCCCATGTCGCCTTTAAGATCGCCTTTACCAAACTGATCAACGTCTGTAGGTGTTAGTAACATACCTAAACTGTCAATTACAAACAATACTTTGGGACGGTCATCTTCCGGCAGTGTTTTATATTCTCCCATAAAGTCACTTACTGTTTTAGCAACATCATCAATCATTGCCATGTTTAGTTTTAACAGTTTATCTTCTGATGTGTCTACATTAAGTGCTTTTAACCAGTCTTCGTCAAGTGCGTTCTCGCTATCAATTAGGATAACAAAAATGCCTTGCTCCTGTGCTGATTTTACAATATTACCAGAACAGATATAACTCTTTCCTGCGCCTGACTCTCCAGCAAATACAGTTACTTTGCCTAGTGGGATGCCTTTTTCAAAATCTCCACTAATAAGATAGTTTAGTGCATAGTTACCTGTGCTGACCCAGTCTGTAGGATCATTAAAGCCAAAACTAATACCGCTAATGCTCTTAGTTAAGCCTTTCCTAAATTTTGATACGTCAAAGGGTTTTTGTGCCATATTATTGCCTCATTAGTTTATATATGTAAGGAAATAGTTTTTCGCTGTCTGTGCCTCTGCGAGCATCTATTGCCTTTAAAAAATCTATAGTGCTGTTTGGGTTCTTCTCAAACGGCTCTTGTATATATCTCAATAAATTCCTGTAACTATCTTCTAGTAAGTATCCAGGGTTTTCGTTAATCTTCTCTTGTAGTATAACACTAATCCTGTCTAGTGTCAATTTAGGAAGATGCCGAACATTAAGTGCTTCGGGTTGTAGTACAGGTCCAATTACAAATGCATTTGGATGAAAGTTCCAGTCATTCTTAAACTTTTCAATAAAGTAAAACACTGTAAATGCATTAAGACTAAAGTATAACATATTAAATGTTATCTTGTGTCCTAGGTCTTTGATCCAACGCAAGTTATGGCAGAACGTTGCCCACTGCCCGCCATAACGTATATACTCGTAGTCATCTCCCATGGTCTCAGCACTAACTGTCCAGTGTACGTTCTTAAACTTACATGCTAAATCAAATACTCGAGTATTAGTGTGACTTAAGTTAGTATTGATACGTAAACTTACATCTGGATTATGTTTAAGCAATAGCTCTAACAGTTCCTCGTTCTCGGTCATAAGCATAGGCTCACCACCTGCTAAGTAAACATTTTTTAAGTTCTTAACATTGTCAAAAACATAGTTACGCAAGTCTGTGTAGTTGTCTTGACTTGGTTTAGGTTGATGTACGTTTAATTCCTGAGCCCATTTACTGCTAAACTCTGGACCACAATATATACAAGTAAAGTTACATGTGTTTTGCCAGCGCACATCTATTTGGTGTAGTTCGTGTGTGTTATGATCGTATATACCACGGTCTACATTGCGTAGTTCTTTAATATAGTATTTCCTATCACTTACAATGTTAAAGTCTGTTTTTTGTTCTTCCAATTTATGACATCCTTGACAACTTGTGTGTTTGTTATTGTTTTGGTGAGCTTGTTGTATTTCCGTATTTTTACTGCCCAACACAATATCACGTATTGGTGCAGTCTTTAAGTCGCCTATGTCCTCGTATGCTCTAATACAGTTCTTAACTTGCCCATCATGGTTTACCATTATGCCTGTCCAAGGCACAGGGCATCGTATTTCACTAGTAACGTATTCTTTTGCGTCCATTATGCTAGACT